AACTGCGAGCCTGCGTTGAACCCAAACCGGTGGACCTGGGAACGCCGATTGTTCTGGGCTTTGACGGCTCGCGTGGCCGATCCAAGGGAAAGGCCGACGCTACTGCCCTTATTGCGGTGAGGATCAGCGACGGCTACGCATGGCAGGTTTTGATTCGGGAGCCGCCCAACAACGCAAAGCAGGCACGGGAGTGGACCGCCCCGGTGTTTGAGTTCGACATGGCGGTTGCTCAATGCTTCCGCGACTTCAAGGTGGTCGGCTTCTACGCAGACCCTAGCGGCTGGGAGGCGCATGTCTCGCGGTGGGAAGAACAGTACGGAAAGAAACTCAAGGTCAAAGCCGGTGGAGAAGGAAGTCACCCGATCATGGCGTGGCCGCGCGGCAAAACTACCAATGTTGTTCCGTACATCAAGCGAATCAAAGCGTCGATTCTGGCATCGGGGCAGGCACGCACGTCAGCGCTAACCCTTTCCGGCGGTGACAAGAATGGTGTGAAAGGAATTGGGGAGTTCACTTACGACGGCTCGCACGAATTTACTCAGCAGCTTTTGAACGCCAGAATGCGTAAATCTACAAACGGATATCTGTTGGCAAAGGATTTTCCAGAGTCGCCCCGTAAGATTGACGCAGCATATGCGCTAGTGCTTGCGTGGAAAGCGCGCCTCGACGCATTGGCTAAAGGGCTTGACCGGCAAGCCGTTGTCAGAGAGGTAGTGACGCTGGGATGACTACTCCGCAGAGATATCCATTTTTCAACGTGGAGAATAGCTACTACGGTGTCGGCCCTGACGACCAGATTTTCAACGGAATCGACTCGTCTTTTCTTGAGGACGACGAGAAGCTGATTCTGCAAAAGCTGCGCAGCCAGCTAACCGATCACGTCAAAACCAATATGGTCAAGCAGTCCTACTACGAGGCCAGTCAGGTCATTAGGCATCTAGACATTGCGGTGCCCAGAACCTTGACCGACATTGGCACCGCAGTGGGCTGGGCCGGGACTGTGGTTGATGCGCTGGATGAGCGCATTGAGTTCCTGGGCTGGACCGCAGATGACAACCAACTCAACGGGCTGGACCTCGTTTATCTGGACAATTACCTCAACGTAGAGTCCAACCTGGGGCATCTTGATGCGCTGATCACCGGCTTGGGTTTCGTAAGTGTGGGTGCCAACGAGGACTTCCCTGATCAGCAGTTAATCACCATCGAATCCTCATCGTCTGCCACGCTGTTGTGGGACTACCGAAAGAGGCGTTCCCTTGCCGGTCTGTCTGTCACGACTGACAGCGAGGGCCATGTGGTGATGGAGTCGCTGTACCTGGAAAACGCGAACATTGTTTTCGCCAGGAATGTTCTGACCGGCGAGATGGAAATTATCTCCCGTGATGATCACAACCTGGGTCGGTGCTTTATGACGCGGCTGCCTAACCGTGCCCGCCCGTTCCAGTTGGATGGTCGCTCTGAGATAACTCGCGCTGTCCGGTATTACACAGATGCGGCTGTGCGAACCATGCTGGGCATGGAAGTGAACCGGGAGTTCTACACCGCGCCGCAGAGGTTCGTGCTGAATGCTCGACCGGAGGACTTTGGCGTTACAGCGGAGATGAGCAAGGAAGAAAGGTTCCAGCGTGGCCTTTCTGTTGCCATGGGAATGATCAACATTGTGCCGCCGCGCGGGGATAACACTGAGGGTGATCCCCCGTCAGTGGTGGAGATGAAGCCTGCGCCGCCCACTCCCTACATCGAACAGATCAAGGCATACAGCATTCAAATGGCAGCGGAGACTGGGCTGCCCGCCACGATGTTTGGGTTCGTTACAGACAATCCCACTAGCGCAGATGCCATTGTCAAGAGCGAGTTCAGGCTCACTCGACGCGCCCAGCGGCGTATCGGCAGCTTTGGTCGGGGATGGAAAGAGGTAGGCATCCTGGCTCTGCTGGCCCGCGACGGTGCGGTGGATACCGATTTCGTGCGCAGGCTTCAGTGCAAGTTCGCCAATCCGATGCTGCCCACCCCGGCTGCGACTGCGGATGAGATTCAGAAGATGATCGCATCCAACGTGCTGGTGCCTGATTCAACAGTGACTTACGAGCTTTACGGTCGACTGGATGAACAGCAGGTCAAACGGTTAGAGGCAGACAAGCGGGCGCATGAGGCCAAGATGATGCGTAAGGCCATGCAGGAACAGGCCATGGCTGCCGCAACCGCAGCGGCTCAGCAGCCGCAAAACGGAATCGACAATTCGCCGCAGGCTCGCCGTGCGCCAGCATCCGACACTCAGCAGGCTGAGCAGTGAGCATTGGGGAGTTACTTCCCCTAGTTGACCGTCTTGCTGTAGTAGCTCAGCAATCGGCGTACACCTGGATGGTGGCGTTCGCCCCTACCAAGTTTTCGCTGGCAGAGGACATAAACGAAATCACCAACGTCTACTGCGAAAGCGCAGCACTGCTGGCTGCTGACTGGTACAACAGCCAGGATTCGGACGGCTATTTCAACGCAAGCCCGGTCTGGTCCTTGAATGAGCCTCAGAGGTACGGCATAGCGAACTGGGTGTTCAATGGCCCGCAGTCGCCTGAGAATCAGATGCGGGTTATGGCGCATTCCCTTGTCTACGGTGCTGCGCGTTTGACTATCCGTAGAAATGCGGAATTGGAAAATGTCTCTGTAGTTCGCTACGAAAACTCTGACTCTTGTGGGGATTGCCAGCTAAAGGCGACCAATGTGGTGATCGCCAAGAATGATTTACTTCAAAACACGATGACTGACTTTCATCACTCATGCACTGGAATGTATGTGCCAGTTCGCTCTGGCGTTTACGAGCCGCCTGAATATGCCCGTTCTTGGGGTGAAAAAATTGCTCAAGCGCGACTCGCTGGCAACGTAAATGCGGATGATATTGCAAAGTGGCTAGAGGACAACTAATCTCAACAATTGACAGGCATAGCCTGTGACAACCAAGCGCGACCAGTTTTAACTGGATTTGCTGGAACGGCGACCAGCACTTTGCGTAAGGGCAATCGCCGGAACCTAGAAATGGGGAATAACTGAATGTCTGATGACAGCGGTGAAGTTACTACTTCAGTCAATCCGGCAAACCCGAGCGGTGTGCAAGCCACCCTGTTTACGCAGGATCAGGTGAACCACTTCAATGCGGAGGCCAAGCGGGGTGCCCTGAACAGTTTCTTCAAAGAACTGGGATTCGACGCACCGCCAAGTGCGGAGGTTCTGAAATCAACACTCAGCAAGGCTTCAGAGTTCGACAAGCTCCAAGAGGGACAAAAGAGCGACGTTGAGCGACTGACAGGCGAGTTGGGTGAGTTTCAGAAGAAAGCGGAACAACTCTCAGTTCTGGAAAACCAATTGAGTCAGGCGAGAATTGCTGCTGACCTTGGCCTAAAGCCGCGTTACTGGAAATACGTCGAGGGCAGCACCGACGAGGAAATCAAGTCGTCGGTGCAAAGTATTCTTCAAGATGTTCGTACTGAGAACAGCAGTGAAGATGCTCAACAGCAAAAAGGTTCCGGCTCCACCCGGCGTTTGGAACCAAACCCGCAACAGGGGCGCAGTGCAGGAACTCCACCAGCACGCACTCTCACGGCGGGAGCGGAAGCATATAGGGCTAAGCACAAAAAGGAGTAAGTCCAGATGACGCAGTTGCAGCGCACGACCGAGACTTTCGGTGGTACAGATCAGCGGTGGCTGGGCAGTCGTGAGGGAACTGACACGGCGCGCACCGTCACGCTGGATCACGACTCTTGGCAGCCCAAGGTGGTCAACGGTCGACTGAAGGGCGGCGAGCCGATTGCCCTTCATTCCAACGGCAAGTACGTCCCCTACGCCAGTGGCGGGTCGAACAACACCAACAAGGTTGTTGGTTTCCTGCTGAACGATGTGGCGTTCCGCGTGGGCAGTGGCGACAAGGTTGCCCCGCTGCTGGATCGTGGCCGGATCATCGTGAAGTACCTCCCCAGCACGGTGGCAGTGAGCGCCACCCTTGCTGCTGGGGCACGGTTCAGCCTGATCGACGTGGATGCGTAAGGGAGAAATAGAAAATGGCTAATTCGGATATGTGGACCGAACTCGTTGAGCCAGTTGAGTTGACGGGCTATGCCCGCGCTCGACTTGAGGATTACGAGCGGCAGCAGAATGGATCGCTGTCCTCGTACCTGCCCAACGAGTTGCTGAACGACATTGTGGCCCGGTTTGAGGTCGGTGGCACTGGCCTTCAGCCGGTCGCTGAGTACCTGAGCTACGACACCGAAACTCCGCTGGCGAGCCTGCCCGGTTCTCAGCGAGTCACCATCGAACTGCCCAAGCTGGGCATGAAGATGCGGGTTTCGGAGTACGAGCAGCTTCGTGCCCGTGGCGATCTGTCCAACGTCGTGCTGCGCACGTCGGTGGAGCGGATCACTGAGCGTCTGGTCGATGCGATCAGTGATCGTCTTGAGTACGAGCGTGGCTACGCTATCCAAAACGCAGCCCTGCTCATTGATGACGAGACTGGTTTCAAGCAGTCCGGCAACTGGGGTCGCTCTGCTAGTCATCAGGTTGTGGCTAGCGATTTCTGGTCGGACGTTACCAACGCCGATCCGATTGAGGACTTGATCGGGTGGCGTGACCAGTACGTCGCAACCAACGGTTTCGGGCCGGGTTCGATCCTGACCTCAACACGGGTTCTGACTACCCTTCAGCGGCACCCGTCGCTGCGGGTTCTGTCTAGCTCGCTGGCTGGCGCTCCGCAGATCGTCACCGTGGATGCCGTCAGCAATGCGCTGGCTGCCTACGGCCTGCCGCCGATCACCGTGTACGACCGTCAGGTCAACTTCAAGGGCACCGTGCAGAAGGTTCTGGCACCGGAGTACCTGTTCATGCTGCCCACGCCTGGTGGCGAGGTCGGTGGCGTGCGACTGGGCGCAACCTACTGGGGCACCACCCTGGAAGCTGGCGAACCGGAGTACGGCATCGGTGAACTGGATCGTCCCGGCATTGTGGTGGGAACGTGGAAAACCCGCGATCCCATTGCGGTGTGGGTGCATTCCAGCGCAATCGGTATGGCTGCTCTGGGCGATGCCAACCTCACCCTGCGCGCACAGGTGTTGTCGCAAGGCTCGTAACCCGAGCTAGGCAACTAGAATGGGCGGGAGGCCACAAGTCTCCCGCCCATTCTGCATCTAGGAGGACGCTATGGCATATGCGAACGTAGATGACATTGAGGCGATTCTCCCACCGGAGAATGATATGCCGGTCGATCCCAGTCGGGAGTACACGAACCTGATCACCGCGTTGGAGGAATCCACCGACTTGGTGATCGGCTACATCGAACGCGAGTACACCGCGAACAGGTACGAGGGTGTGCCTAGTGATGTACCGGATGCTGTACGTCGCGTAACGGCACGGGTGGCAATGCGAGCGTTCACTGAGTCACCGGACAACCCTGGTGCGGAAGCTGAAACGAACTTGATGGGTCCGTTCAGTCACACGATCAACTGGTCAAAAGAGGCGCAGGCTAGGGACTTCTACCTGACTGCCAGCGACAAGATGCGACTTGACCGATTCAAGA